ATAGCCCCCGCAGGCTTCCATGGAGATGGTTTTTGATGGCATTGCCAAAAGGGTTTTTATAAACAATTAGACATGAACATCAATCAGAGATTAATGTTGAGAGAGAGGTGTTACCTTGAAACATGCGCAGTCACATCGGGCAGATACTGCCTTTTGCACTCACTTTTCAGACCGCCACGCATCACTGCCGTGATGAGTCCCGGACGTTCTGTGGGTTCTGCAGGGGGATGTTCAGAGTAATGTTTATAAGCGAACTCGATTTTCATCGCTGTGGTGTGGTTTTGCATGTCGATGTGAACAACATCGTTTTTGCCGTTGAGCGCTCTTTCCCATTCGAGCTGTGTGTCGATCGATAAACCAAAACGTCTCGACACCATTTCTCTTGACTCCATGCTCACCTTAGGTTTGACCATCCAGCTTTTTTCTTTCAGCGCTACCTCGAGGTAGTTCTTCACTTTCCAATCCTGCTCAGAGTGTTTGGAGCGAACATCTATTCCCTTGGTCCTTTCACATATGTGGTGGCAGAGCTGCCCGATCACTGGCGTGTTGTTATACAGCACCATGTAACTCAGAGCTTTTGCCCTCACGTGAGCTTTGAGAGTCTTGTCGTTACCCCCACACAAGCTCTTGTCAAGCACACAGATCTTTCCCATGATTTTCACCGGGTCACTCAACACCGTGTTATTGCCTGGTTCACAGACAATGCCACAGAACGACGCATCACCGTAGTTGTCGGCCTTAACGAACTTGAGAATCACCCCCAGATCGTCAACCAACTCCTGTTCGATGTTATTGTCTCTGCAGATACCATCATCACCTTCCACAAACCCCGTGAAATATTCATCATGACGACAAACCAATTCCTCCGGGCTCGCTTCTGGAAACATAGTGCGGCCATTGAGATAGGACATCACGAGCAAATTCAAGACACCGTTGGAAGACGAAGTCCACATAATGCCCGACATCAGCCTCTCATTGACCTCTGCTGTCAAATGTTTAAATTTGCATTTATTGGTGCCACCACAAAGCGCAGAGATGAATCTCTTCATCCCATTGTCAGCCACATCACGAATCATGTGCATCAACCAAAACCTCACGACATCACAAAACACACCACGATGGTGCGCCTCGAAAGACGTGAAGTCGGTTTCAACGACTCCATGGTGCCCAAAAGCATCATATAACATGGCTGGCCACTCTCTGGGGTCACTGCCTTTCACGAACCAT